AGGAGGAAGTAGAAAAATGAAACGATTAATTTCTAACCCTTATACAGACTTATATGTTGAGCAAGAAGATGGAAAATCTTATATGCATTTTGTAGATTATGATGAAAGGTATACAGTTAGAATTAGTGAAAGTTTTTATTTAGAAATGAAAAATATTATTGAAAAATTAGAAAATCAACAATTATTAAAAGCAGCAGAAAATGTTGTTAAATATTATCAAGACAAATACTATCCAACAACACATATTAATATTTATGAAGAATTAAAAAAAGAAATAGAAAAAACTAAAGGAGCTGGTATTAATGAAAGTTGAATTTAATAATGAAGAATTAGAAGTAGTCTTTGAAAAATATGCTGATAATGATAGAACTGCTATACAACTTGTTAATGAAGATGGAATGCTTTATGCAACTGCCACTGTCAATCTACCTGATATTGAACTTGAAGAAGATGTAGTTGCTATTAAAAATTATTCAGAAAATAAAGGTATGTTAAAAGCTTTGATGGAAGCAGAAATTATTGATGGAATTGTTGGCCAAGTTCCTCAAGGCTATGTTTTAATACCTCTATGTCGCTTATCTGAAAAAGTTTTAGAAGATGATAATTATGAGAAATAATATAGAAGCAGATTTTGACCGCGATTTACTCGAAGAGTTTTTTGAGTATATTGCTGATGAAATTAATAAAGATGACTTATTGTTAGATATTTTAAAAGATAAATTTATAGATAAGGTTGATCCTGAAGAATATGAGCTTGAAGATTTTTATGAAAGACTTAATGATGTAGAGTTCGCTGTGATTGGTAAAGAAGCATGGGAAAAATGCAAAGAAAAGATAACTTATCGGGATTAAATGAAATATATTCTAATTAAGTGTAAAGTCCTTAAGCACGCCTTAAATGAATATTAGTAAACAGTAATAGTAATATATTATAGACATTGACAATGAATGCTTGAGCGTGCTTAGGGTTAACCTAGAGGCAAATAAGGCATAAGCAATTGTACAAATATTATTTTATATAGTATAATATTAATAAGAGCCCTTATATAATTAAAATATTAAAGTAATTAGAATATTAAAGTAATTAGAATATAAAATAAAATAAGTTAGAACTTAAATCAAAAAAGAACTCAAATCAAAAGCAATAATTATAAGTTAATGGTTAGTACAAAAATAAGTATTAAATATAAACTTATAATTATTGTTTTTTTGGATTAAGATATTATAAGCTTATATATAATATAAAAATAAATTATAATATTTACGATGTTTAACAAGAAGGATTTTAATAAAAGGCAGGTGATAGAAAATGACTGAAGGAAAAGCTGAATATAAAAACTTAAATCAAAAGCAAATACTCGCATTGTCATTATTCCTTGATCCTTCAATTCATTCCATAACAGAGCTTGCTGAGAAAGCTGATGTTTCAAGAGTGACAATATACAATTGGATGGACGACGAAGAGTTCGCTGAAATTCTTAATAAAAAAATTGACCAATATACAAATAGCCAGACAGCGAATGTTTGGAAGTCATTAATCATGCAGGCTTTAGATGGGAATGTTCAAGCGATTAAATTATTCTTCGAGATGAAAAATAAGTATCGTGATAGAAAAGAGATAAGTGGGCCTGGTGGTGAGCCAATTGAGTTTAGAAATTCAGCAAGACAAAAAGTCGAAAGCAGAATTGATAGCATCGCTGAACGAATCGGAAAGGAATAAATTCTTTAATTCATTAACTAATAAAGAGGTGCAACAGTTAGAATATGATTGGGATTTTTGGGCAAGGCCGAAACAAAAAATTCCACAAACTGATTGGTCGACTTGGCTTATATTGACTGGTAGAGGTTGGGGTAAAACTAGAACTGGAGCAGAAACAGTTCGACAATGGGTAGAAGAAGGAGTTAAGCGTTTAGCTCTAGTTGCTGAAACTCCAGCTGATGCAAGAGATGCTATGATAGAAGGTGAAAGTGGAATACTGAATGTCTTTCCACCTCATGAAAAGCCAATATATGAATCGTCAAAAAGACGAGTTACATTTCATACAGGAGCAACAGCTATTATTTATTCTGGCGCTAATCCTGATCAATTAAGAGGACCACAGCATGAAAAGGCTTGGTGTGATGAGCTGGCAGCATGGGATTATCCAGATGAAACTTGGTCTAACCTTGATATGGGATTACGATTAGGTAGACATCCTCAAACTATTGTCACAACAACTCCAAGACCAATTAAACTTATTAAACAGTTAATAAATGATGACAGCGTATATGTAACAAAAGGAACGACATATGATAATAAAGCCAATCTTTCGAAACGCTTTTTTGACACTGTTCGTAAAAGATATGAAGATACACGTTTAGGTAGACAAGAATTGTATGCTGAGATACTCACAGATACACCTGGTTCACTTTGGACTTATGATATGTTTATATATATTACTGACAAAAACAAAGCTCAAAATATTGCATCTACGTTAACCACAATTGCTGTTGCTATCGATCCTGCTGTTACAGCAAATAGCGAATCTGATGAAACTGGAATAATTGTTGTTGGCAAAGACGACCAAGGATTTGGATATGTGCTTGATGATTTTAGTTGCAGAAAGTCACCTAATGAATGGGCTAATATTGCAATTCGAGCATATCATAAATATCAAGCTGATTTTGTCGTTGCTGAAGTTAATCAAGGTGGAGACATGATTGAAAGTATTTTAAATAGCCAATTCAACAATATTCCTTATCGTCAAGTTAGAGCAACACGTGGAAAACAAATAAGAGCACAGCCAATATCAATGTTATATGAGCAAGGAAAAATTATTCATAAAAAACCATTCACAACTTTAGAAGATCAGTTATGTAGTTGGGCACCAGAAGATAAAAATAGTCCTGATAGATTAGATGCTTTAGTTTGGGGATTTACAGAATTAATGCTGAATGAGCATAAGCCGATTCAGATAAGTCGAGTTTAGTGGGTTAGGAGGATATAAGTATGGGCATATTTCAAAAAGGACTGAATGCAATAAAACAAATAAGGCGAACAATAACTGACGGTCGAATACCGCTTATTCCTTCTTATTTTGTTGGTCAGCCTTTATGGCAAGATTGGAATAGCAAAAAAGCTATTAAAGATGGAATGGAAACTTCTACTTGGGTTTATGCTTGTGTTAAAAAGCGTGCAGAAAACATTGCATCAGTTCCATGGATAGTTGAAAAACAAACATCTGATAATGAATGGGAAAGAGTTGAAGACCATGAACTAGAAAACTTAATTGCTAATCCGTCACCAAACTTTGCAAGTCATATTAATGGAAAAGACATGATGAAACTTTTAGTATATTATTTAGATTTAACTGGCAATAATATTTGGCATAAGAATATAGTTGATGGAAAAATAAAAGAGCTTTGGCCATTAAGACCTGATAGAATACAAGTAATTCCAGCTGATTTAAGGGCTACTGGTGAATTAATAGATTATTATAAATATCGAATTGGTGGTGAAGTATTTTATTTAGAGCCAGAAACTATTGCACATTTTATGTATGTTAATCCTTCAGATTTATATTGGGGTTTATCGCCACTGAAAGCTGGTTCACATATTATCGATACGGATATTGCAGCAATGGAATGGAACAAATACGCAATGGATAACCGTGCAGCAAGCGATGGTATTTTAAGTTTTAAAGAACCGTTAACTGAAAAACAATTTAACGAAACAAAAGAACAATTAAGAGAACAAAAGCAAGGTCCTAAAAATGCGCATGATATTTGGTTAATTGGTGGAGATGCTCAATTTGCTGAATTGTCTAAATCAGCTCAAGAAATGGATTTTGTAGAAAGTAGAAAAGCAAACATGAGAGAAATTTGTTCGTTGTTTAATATGGACCCATTAGTTTTAGGTGCACCAGATCCTGCATCACGAGCAAATAAAAAAGAAGCATATAAAGATTTTTGGGAAAATTCTTTATTGCCAACTTTAGATGCACTTCAAGAATCGTTCAATAATACACTAACTCCACATTGGGATAATAGCGGAAATTTAAGGCTTCGATACGATATTTCTAATGTCGCAGCTTTACAACAAAATTTAAATGATAAAGTCGTAGTTGCAGATAAATTATATCGAATGGGTATTCCATTAGATCAAATTAATGATAGATTAGAATTAGGTTTTGAGGATTTACCAAGTCAAACACGATTACAACAAGTTTCTCAAAGAGTAATTGTTGAAGAAGAAGAAGAGAAATCACAATTTAATAAAGAAACTATTGATTCGGAATTTGGTAAAGATATTGCAGGTTTAAATCCAGTGTATCTTGGTGATCCGAAAAACTACAGATATTGGAAGTCAATGGATAAGCAAAAGCAATCGTTTGAAAAACTTGTAGAAGAAGAAATTATCAAGGTATTCGAGGATGAACAAGAACGTGTCTCTAAGTTCATAGAAAATAATCCTAATATTACATCATTAGCGAATTTTATAGATGACGAGATAACAAGAGATTGGGAAGATATACTAAGTGCTATTTATAATCAAGTTATTACTCATTTTGCAGAACGTGAAATTGAAACTTTAGTTGAAGAAGTAGAAAATAAAGGATTAAAAACTTTTAAGACTAAAGACTTTGAATTGAATAGAAGTTTTGTTCAAACATTTATTTCAAAACATGCTTTAAATCAAGCACAAAATATTACTAATGCTACTAAAACTAAATTAACTAGAGTTTTACGCGAAGGCATAGCTGATGAATTAGGTTCGAATGAAATTGCAAGAAATATGCGAGATGTTTATGACCATTGGGAAAATCCAGAAGAGTTAGATGTTTCTAGAGCAAATAAAATTGCAAGAACTGAAGTTCACTCAAGTTCTCAATACGGTCATTTTGCAGGAGCTAAACAAGCAGAAGAAGAATTAGATATTCGCCAAACAAAAACTTGGTTAGATAGTGGTGATGATAGAGTAAGAGAGTCGCATGAAGAAGTTCATGGTGAAACTATAGGTCTTGATGACTATTATAACAACGGGCTTTTATATCCTGGCGATCCAGATGGTGAAGCTCGCGAGATTATAAATTGTAGATGCACTGAAAAACATGACATAGTAGAAGTTAATTAAAGGGGGTGAGTCCGATTGGAAGATAAAAAATTAAAATCTGCATTTAATTTTGAAATCAAAGAAATAGGGCAGGAAGATGAAGGTTCGTTTTCGGGTTACGCGAGTGTTTTTAACAATGTAGATAAGCATAATGATATTGTTGCGAAAGGAGCATTTGCAGAAACTATTAAAAAGAAAAATGGTAATGTTCCAATTTTAGCAAGCCATGGCTCTAATGAAATTGGTATGACAACTAAACTGGAAGAAGATGATTACGGGCTTTTTGTTGAAGGTAAATTGTATGTGGATAATAATGATCCTAAAAATGATGTTAATGTCGCTCGTGACGAATATAACAAAATGAAATATCGAGAAAAATTACAAGTACCAATGCAATTGTCTTTTGGTTACGATGTTATCGATTATAATTATCGAGAAGAAGACGGAGTTAGAGTTCTTACAAAATTAGATTTGTGGGAAGTTAGTCCAGTTACATTTCCTGCAAATGAAATGGCTGAAATTATTGGTGTAAAAGAAGGTCGGGTTTTATCTAGTACTAATCTTCAAATTTTAAAAGAAGCTCTTAGTTTAATTTCTGCAATAGTTTCGAGAGCAGAAGATGGCGAAGAAATTGATATTGATATAGACGAAAATGAAGACGAAGAAGATAAAAGTATTTTAGATAAGTTAGATGATTTAGTTGATGAAGCTAATAAAGGTATCTACACCCATTCTGATAGAATAGAGCAACGCCTTGAAGAGTTATCAAAAAATATTTGGGAGGATGAATAATAATGGAAGATAAAAAAATTCTAGAAGGACTTGAAAATGTCAAAGAAGCTATTGCTTCACAACGCGAGGAATTGAAAAAAGAGTTGAAAAAGAGAGACGAACAGATTAGTGAATTAGGTCAAGCAAAAGATGAAACCGGACAACGAGTTGCTGAGATTACTGAAGAACTTCAGTCGTTAGAAAGTGAATTAAAAGATCGTGTTAAAGAAATTCAAGATAATTACGAAGAAGTTATGAAAGCAAAGAATAGGTTTCCAATGGGTGGACAAGAAAATCGCATTAAAACAATTGGTGACCAGTTTGTTGAATCAGATGCGTATAAAACGTTCGATCCAAATGCACAGAGTTCAACACCACAAGTAGAAGTTAAAGGCCTTGAACAAGCAATGAAGGCTGGTTCTACTAAGGATATAACTGGCGAAACATTAGGCGATTTACCACAGTATCTATATGAGTCAATTCGCGTTCCTGGAGCTTTCTATCCACCAGAAAGAGTTGAAAGAGTTAGAGACTTATTGAATGTTGTTTCTACTACTGCTGGTGCAATCGATTATGTTGTTGAAACTGGGTTTACAAATGCTGCTGCTACAGTTGGAGAATTAACTGAAGATGATATAACTGAAAAGCCTAAATCAGATATTACTTTCGAAATTAGGCAAGAACGCATGAAAACTATTGCTCATTGGATAGCTGCTACAAAACAAATAATTGATGATGCATCAATGTTACGCAACCATATTAACAATAGATTGATGTATGGTTTAGCGTTAGCTGAAGATAATCAGATATTATTTGGTGATGGTACTGGAGACAATCTCCAAGGTATTATGACTGCAACCGGTACTCAATCTTATCTATGGTCAGCTGGTGAAGTTGGAGATACTAAGATTGATGCTATTAGAAGAGCAATGACATTAGCATATGTTGCAGAATATCCTATTTCAGGTGTAGTCCTTTCAAATCAGGATTGGGAAGATATTGAACTTCTAAAAGGTTCTGATGGACATTATATCTGGGTAACTGTAACAGAAGGTGGACAGTCTAGATTATGGAGAGCGCCAGTTGTTGTATCAAATGCAATGACTGAAGGTAGTTTCTTAACAGGTGCATTCGGAATGGCTGCAGATTTATATGATAGAGAGTCTGCAATGATTAGAATTACCGATTCTCACAAAGACTTCTTCACTAAGAACTTATATGCAATCTTAGCTGAAGAAAGACTTGTGCTTGCACTTTATAGACCTGAAGCATTTGTTACTGGTACTTTCGATAGTGCACCAATTTAAGAATTGAATAGATAAATAAGGGTTAGTGTGAAAGCTAGCCCTTAAATTCTTTTAAGGAGGA